TAAGGCGATTCTAGGGCTTTTAACCCTATGTGTAGTACTATGTATCCATTTAATAATTGAAAGGCTTAAATGAGGCTTAAAATAGCAAATAGGATAGACACCCCTACCTTCCTATAAAACCAAAAGTTTTCTAATGGAAAACACACAACCAATTTTTTAATTTTTTTTCCTATGTCTTATGAATGTAACCACAAACATCGTCTTCGAAGTACTGCAAAACAGCCAAAAAAAAATATCAGTTATGCAAGGCGGAACAAGGTCTGGCAAAACTTACAATGTATTGACTTGGTTTATCGTGAAATTATTACAAGAGAAGGGAAAAACCCTAACCATTTGCAGATCCTCGTTGCCATCCATAAAAGGCTCAGTGATGAGAGACTTTATCGAAATACTATCGAAATATGGATTATACTCAGAAGAAAAGCACAACAAATCAGAAAATCTTTACTTCTTAGGAGGCAATGTCGTAGAGTTCGTCTCTACCGATCAGCCACAAAAAATAAGAGGTCGTAAAAGAAACTACTTGTTCATAAACGAGGCTAACGAGGTAAACTATGAATCTTGGATGCAGTTAGCATTAAGAACCACAGAAAAGATTGTAATTGACTATAACCCTTCAGATTACTACTCTTGGATTTACGACAAGGTTGTTCCTAGAGAAGATGCTGACTTTACCATCACTACCTACAAAGACAACCCATTTCTTGAAAAATCAATCGTAGATGAGATTGAGAGGCTTAAAACAGCCGACCATGAATATTGGCGAGTTTATGGCTTAGGAGAGAGAGCAATATCTCAAGCAACGATATATACGCATTGGAAGCGAAGAAGGAACTTCCCTGATGGCGGAGATGTGTTTTACGGACTTGACTTTGGCTTTAACAACCAAACAGCCCTTGTTAGGGTTAAAAACTTTGATGGCGAGTTGTTTGTCGACCAATTAATATACGATACAAAAATGTCGACGGCTTTACTAATTGATAGGATGAGGTCACTAGGCTTAGATAGAAATTCAGAGATATATGCCGACCCTGCTGAACCAAAAACCATCTCGGAGGTGAATAAGGCAGGATTTAACTTAAAGAGTGCTGTAAAGGATGTTTATGCAGGAATCAACAAGGTAAAATCATTTCCTTTGCATATAAGGTCAGAGTCCTTAGATTTGCTTGATGAGATTAAAAACTATAAGTGGAAGACCGATACAGATGGTAACACACTTGATGAACCTGTGAAGTTTCGAGATCACTTAATGGACTCTATGAGGTATGCCATATACACAAAATATGCGAAACCTAAAAGAGGGTGGGTTGTATAGCATAAAAATTTGTTACTTTTGTAAAAATAATATATAGCGTGAATTTAACGGACATACTAAAGGCAGTTAACCCTTTTCAACAGAAGGCAGCTCCAAAGGTGACTTTTAACAATCCTTTTACTGATTTCGGTGGATTGATTGGCGGAAGAACACTTTATCCAGAATTAGACCAGCAAAAATTTGTACTTGACTATAAAAACAATAGTGAGGTATATGCTATCATCAAACGTATCTCTAAAACTATTTCTACTGTTCCTTTTTACGTTTATCAAGTAAAGAACAAGAAAGAATTAGCAAGATACAAGTCAATGTTAAGCAATGCAACATCTACTACAGATATTGCTAAAGCTGAGTTAGTTCGTGTAAAAGCAGTTGCCGAGATTGCTGATTCCGAATTAAACACTTTACTAGAAAAGCCAAATGAATATCAATCATTCTCTGAATTTATCGAGAGTGCTGTAGGTTATAAACTAATTACTGGTAACACTTACATTTGGGCGAACAGACTATCCAATGGTAAGGTTGCTGAACTTGTTACACTCCCATCTCAATACGTTGCCATTATTTCTGATGGTACAATAAATGGGGTTGAAGGTTATTCTTTTACGCTAGTTGGATGGGATCAATTAGATGCGAAAGACGTAATCCATCTAAAATACTTCAACCCTTACTTTGATACTAACGGACAACAGCTTTACGGCTTGAGTCCTTTACAAGCTGCATATAGAACTGTACAACGTAGCAACGATGCAAAAGATACATCGGTAGGTATGTTACAGAATCAAGGACCTAAAGGTATCTTGTCTGCTGATGAATCAAATGATTTCGGACCAGAGGCAGCAGGAAAGCTTAAAGAAGATTTCTACAATCAGTACGGAACAAAAACTCAAGCTGGTATTTTAAAGAATGCTGGTAAGATTTTAATTGCAGGTGCAAAGTTGAATTGGATTAACATGGGTTTAAGTCCTATCGACTTGCAGTTGTTAGAATCAGAGAAAGTAACACTTAGAGAACTTTGTAATGTTTACGGAGTTAACTCTGCGTTATTTAACGATCCTGATAACAAGACTTATAACAACATGAAGGAAGCTAAGAAGGAAATGTTGACTCAAGTAGTCCTTCCTGAGTTAGTAGCTCTTCGTGATGCGTTCAATAGATTCTTCTCAACAGAGATTGGTCAAGGTTATTATATTGATTTTGATTTGACAGTATTCCCTGAATTACAAGAGGACATGAAAGAGCTTAGTGCTATCCTTTCTCAATCTTGGTGGATTACTCCAAACGAGAAGAGAGCAGCTATGCGTTATGATACTATGGAAGGAACTGAAATGGATGAGATATTTATCCCAGCAGGTTATTTGCCTATAGATGAGTTGACTATGTTACAAGACCCTAGAGATGCTCAACAACAAAGTGATTATAATTTGCCACCTGTAAAAAGTGAAGGTTTTTTTTTGAGTAAGAACGAGCAAGTAGATGAAGTGTACGCAAAGTACAAGTCAATTACCAACATGAGCTATTCAGAATTAGAAGCCTGGTCAAATACAGAGTGTTCTAAGAAAGCATCACTTGACAGAAGCCCTATCACTAGAAACCTAAGACTATTGTCTAAGAAGAAAGAAGATTGGACTACAGCAGATGCGGAAGATGCAAACAGAACTATAAGCTTTGTGAGCAGAATGAAAGGAGCAGAGCAAGGTAAACCAGCAGCAGAAGGTTGTCCTTCTAAAAGAGATATATCACTTAAAAATTGGGCTTACGATCCATCAAAATAAATACTATGAAATCATTTGACGTCTTAGAAAAAACAATTAACAACCTTTTAGAATTAAAAAGGTTAACTGAGAAAAACACTAAGGGTATTAATCATGCAAATAAACTTATAGCATCTGGAGATGTAATCAGACCTGATAGTTGGGTAAGACCAACGGCTGAAATGGAGAATGCGTATTTAGAAGAAAATGGATATGATAAATACTGTCTATGGTTTCTTGGTGTAGACCCAGAGCTTAGTGAAGATACCAAAGGTCATTATGGCTATATTTATACTTCTGACTTCAAAACAGTAGATAGAAGAGGATTGGCAGCAATAAGACAATATGCAGCTCAAAATAATATGAACTCAATTTTTGCAGCAGCAGGAAAAATGATTGAAGCTATAGACGCTAAAGAATAATGGCTAAACCACTTACACCATCACAGCAGTTTGCTTTGCAACAAAAGATTGCAAGGAAATCAATCAGAGAATTTCAGCCTAAAATAAAAGAGGCTTTACAAGCTGACTTTGATAAAGCTGCTCAAATGGTTGAGGCATTAGGGGTAGAACAAGCGGCTAATAATCGTGCAGGATTTTTTACTGGCGATAAGATTAATAATATTTTACGAACTTTGTATGAATCAACTGGCGGTTATACTGCTATGCGATACCAACAGATGTTTGAAACGAATAAGAAAGCGGAAGAGATTGACCTTGACCCTTTAAACATTTTGGATGAGTGGTTAGTATTTATGTTATCGTATTGGACTGCGATTAGCGGACTAAAGATGCAAGGCATAGAGAATACTACTGAAAACGAAATAGCTCGTATATTCGCTAATGTTATAAAGTTTGGTCGTGAGAATGGATTGTCACAGAACGAAGTAAACAAGTTGGCAATTCAAACTCTGAGAGAAGGGAAGATAAATAACGCAAGGAGTTTACTTATAGCAAGGACTGAAAGCCATCAGGCATTAAGTACAGGTGCTATAGGTGCGGTTAGGTTAGCAGGTGTTCCAGTATTAAAACAATGGATAGCTGCTGAATATCCAGCTAAGAGTGGTAAGCCAAGATTATGGCACAGGGATTTAGATAGACAAACGAATCCTGACAACAAAGGTGTAAGAATCCCTGTTAATCAACCATTCCTAGTAAACACTCCTGACTATGGACTAATAGAAATGCAATATGCACATGATGCAGCAGGGTTAGCAGTAAATAACTGCAACTGTAGATGCTGCACAGTTTATATAGCTTAAATAAAAAATATGAGTAACTTTTATAACAAAAAAGCGGTAAGTGGTGCTCCAGTAGACATGGAAGATAATGGTAGAATTATCACAGTCTACTATTCTGCGTTTGGTAATGTCGACAGCGATGGCGATGTTATTGTACCAGGTGCATTCACTAAAACCCTAAAAGAAAACGGACCTAATGCCAAGAATAGAATCTGGCATTTATTTAACCACTCAACTGAAAAGCCAATTGCTAAACCATTCGAGATGATGGAAGATGGATTTGGTTTAAAGGCTAGAGTAAAGATGCCTAATACAACATTAGGTAACGATACTTATGAGTTGTATAAAGAAGGTCATATAACAGAACATAGCATCGGCTTTCAGACTATCAAGTCACAAGCTAAGTCGGGCTATAACGAAATCAATGAAATTAAATTGTTTGAGGGTAGTTCAGTATTGTGGGGTGCAAACGCAAATACACCAACAGTAGGAGTGAAGAGTCAAGTAAAGTCTGTTCTTGTAGATGAGATGGGTAAAACTATCAAGTCTTTAAGAAACGGTCACTTTACTGATGAAACATTTGAGCTGTTAGAACTTAAACTTAAACAATTACAACAATATCTTGCTGAGATGGAAGATGAAGAGTCAGTCGACCTTGAAGAACAACCGCAAAAACCTATGGATGAAGATTTCGTATCTCCTGAAGTAGAAGCATTGGTAGAAGAGGAAGACCCGATGATTTCCATGCAAATCGAGATGAACAATTATTTAAAATCATTTAAAATTTTCAACTAATGGTAGAAGAAAT